TTTTTAGGAGGGCGAGAGCATGCGGAACGATAAGATTGAATTATATAAGTTGCTGGAGGATGCATACGCAGGGCGTGGAGGTTTTCAGACGGGCGAATATCTCGTAAGGCATAAGCGAGAAGCTGCAGACAAGTACAGTTTAAGGCAGAAGCTGAGCTATTATCTGAACTACATCAAGCCTTGTGTAGATGCACACGTTGCCCCTGTGTTTAAGACATTGGCTGTGCGTGATTATGCAGGCCCTGGAGTTAAGGCGTGGGAGTTGTTTGCAAATGACGTAAATTTCCTGGGTGATGGAATCGACAAGCTGATGAAGAAGGCTGCACATAGTTCCAAGCTGAACGGCGTGGCGTATATTGTAATGGACATGGCCGAAGGACTTGCAGTAAATTCATTGGCAGATTATGAGAGGGACAGAAACAACCTGCCGTATGCATTTGTTGTTGACGCAATAGCAGTCAAAGAGGTTGTGTTGGATAAGTTCGGGCGTATTACTAAATTTGTGTATGCTGAGCCTGATGCAGATAATGAGTATACCCCTGCTACACGCATTATGACGGCTGAGGGGTGGACTTTGAGAAGTAGTAAGGGGGAACGTAAGGGAAGTTGGCATATCGGCTGTGTGCCCGTGATTCCGTTGTTCAGCAGGGAACACAAGACACATGATGCTTTCCCACCGAGCGAATTTGCAAGTGCGGCCCGTGCCAACTTAGCAATTTTCAATATGTGCAGCTGGCTGAATGAAATTATGATGAATCAGACATTTAGCGTGCTGACGTACCCGAGCAGCGGTGCAGAAGAAGAAATTACACTAGGCACTAACAATGCATTGAGTTACCCTGTAGACAGCAGTCACGCCCCTGCATTTATTGCGCCCCCAGCAGACCCTGCGACAGTGTTGGCCACGCAGATTGCGAACCTGCAGCAGGAAATTTACCGCATGGCCGTTGTAGTCAATGTGACAGGTTCGAGCAAGTTACAGAGCGGGCAGGCGAAAGCATGGGATTATGAGGCAACCAATCAGATTTTGTCAGATTTCGCCGACACTGTAGAAAATGCCGAAATGAAGGTTGCAAGAATGTTTAGCATCTGGACGGGGGTTGCACTTGATTACAAGGTGAACTATCCGAGCGACTTCAAGATTTCCGAGGTTGAGCAGGAACTTGCTAACGCAGAGGTTGCCAAAGGGCTGAATTTTGGTGATGGCTTTAATCTTGAAGTGTTTAAACGTGTACTGACAAGTTATTTGCCGGAACTGAAGGCAGATGAATTTGACGTGCTGGTGGAAGAGTACCGCAACCTGCAGGAACAGCAGAAGTTAGATTATATTAACAGCGGTGAAGGCAATGGCGAAGAATAATCAAGAGCTGATAGACTTAATAAACAGGCTTAATGCGGAGTGGGGCAAGCAGGCCAACAAAGTTATTTACCGCCTGTATGATTTGCTTTTGCATGACGGGAAGATTGATGCTGCCATTGATGTTGTGCGCAGAGAGTTCCCCGAAGTGTTTAGGTTGGATAATGTGCGTGCGGCATTGGTAGAAGCGGCAGCGTATGGCTATGGTATTGTGCCTGGTGTTGTTGCTAGCGAAGTGAAGAAGGAATGGGCACGCAACCTTGCTGAATCATGGGACAGCAGCGGCATGAAGTTATCCGAGAAACTGCATGGAGCGGAGCAGAAGATGCATAATATGATTGCTGATACAGTCAGACAGCAGATGCGACGTAATGCAGCGTGGACAGATGCGGCTCGTGCTTTGTATGATGGATATGAGCAGGGTGGGGATGTTGTGAAAGCGCAGGACCTGCCGCAGTACATCAAGCAAGTGCGAAAGGCCACGCTAGGTGATAGGAAGGCCATACAGACGCAGAAAAAGGCTTTAGGTAACATTGTAAGGCTCGGCAGGAATGGAGCGCCTAACAAGGCTCTCCGTGCGTCATACGTCCAACTTGTGAAGGCAGTGCAGGAAGGCACGGAAGAACAGCTAGAAAAGGCGATACAGGTAGCAGTCAATGAAAAATCACGCTATGTTGCGGAGCGCATTGTAAGAACGGAGATGGCAAGAGCATATGCAGACGGGTTTTTGCGTAAAGCAATGGATGACGAAGATGT